ATTGGCTTATTGATACAAAGGCAAATCAAAAAGGCGGGTGTAGTGAATACCGTACATCCAAAGTGGCTTTGAAGTCTGCTTTGACTTTGCAAAAAATACATAAACCATTTGTGAAGGTTGTACCCAAAGGCGATTGGCAAAATATGGAAAATCGTTTTGATGTAAGAATTCAATGGAAAAGATACTTTGAAAGTTCAAAAGTCAAACACACTCCCAAAGGTTTTGACATATGAAGCCAATAAAAAAACGAGGTAGACCAACAAGACTAACTGAAGAAACCCAACGAAAGATTTGCGAGGCAATTTTGCTTGGTTGCACTTATGACATAGCAGCAAGTTATGCTGGTATTTCGCAGCGGAGCCTTTATGAGTGGTTATCCCGTGGCCGTGACGGTCAAGGCAAAAAATTTAAAGACTTTTATGCAGCCGTAAAGAATGCAGAGTCAATGAATGCTGTGCGTAACCTTGCAAGCATTGCACAAGCAGCAAAAGATGGTAACTGGACAGCAGCAGCATGGATGTTGGAAAGGCGTCATGGTTACATCAAAGAACCAGACAGACCAACAATTGACATAACTGTTGATGTGCAAAATGCGGAAGTTACATCTTTGATTGACCAAGTTAAGCAACATGGTTTGCAAGACTTGATAACTGGACCAACAATTGACTTGGATGAAGAATGAAACTGTGGAGCTGGATACCATCAACAAGACCCAAGAATTTTCAAAAGGCTTTGAATATTTTAATGTCTTCAAAAAGGTTTACTCTTACTGTACGCACTCTTGCCATTGCTACAGGGTCTTCAAGATGGCAAGTAGAACAATGGATTGACGGCCACCTATTACCAACCAACAATGAGATAAGGGAAATTGCGGGTGCATTTTGCCTAAATGCACTTAACAGAGTGACTTGTAAAGAAAGAAACCTTTTGATGGCTGAATTGTTGATAATTGCAACAACAGAACGCACAAGATGAAACAAAACGCAATAAGTGCATTAAACACCCTTGCAAGAATACAAAAAAATTATCCCCTTGCACTTGCAAAGCTTTGGGAACCCCATTGTCACAGGTTTGATGGTAATGGCCAATTATCAACCCGTAAAAGAGGTTGTGGGCAACCAATGGAACGCATTAACAGTGGGGTTTGGCGTTGCAATCATTGCCAAATAACAGAGCCAAGGACTTCACAAATTGAAATACCTTTGTCATTTCCAAGGCTTGCATATTTGGTTGCAGGTGGTAACAGGGCAGGCAAAACAGAAATTGGTGCACAACTTGCAGTCGCATTTGCTGCTGGAAGTCAAGAATGGTGGGTACAACAATGGTGCAAACTTAACAATTTACCTTTGCAACTTTTACCACCACAACCAAGCACAGTGATAAGTTCTGGTCTGAGTTATGCTGATAGTGCAGAGTATATAAGACCAAAGATTAACAAGTATTTACCAAAGGGCACAACCTTCCGTAATTGGAAAGGTGCAGGCCGTGCTGTTGCTTCATTACCAAATAAAGGCCGTATCATTGCAATGTCTGCTGATAGTGGTCGTGAAAAATACCAAGGGATGGGTGGCCGTGGTTTAAGGGCAATTTCACTAGCATGGTTGGATGAAGAACACCCAAAAGACATTTTTGAAGAATTAATGCTGAGATGTGCCGACACCCCATATGGTGGAAGATTACTTTTAACAATGACACCACTTAAAGGAATGACATGGGTGCATGATACATTTGTAGAACAACAGATTGACGGTTTTAAGTATGTTCAAATAAGTGGACTTGATAATCCTTTTGTTTCATCTGTAAAGCTCAAACAAGCTACAAAACATTTATCAGATGCAAGCAAGCAGAGTAGACTGTTTGGTGCCTTTACTTTGCAAACTGGTTTGGTTTACAGTGAATTTAGAAAGGATGTGCATGTCATTGAACCAAAGCCACTTCCAGAAGATTGGCCAAGGTATAGAGGGATTGACTTTGGCACCCGTAATCCATTTGCTTGTGTTTGGGTTGCTCATGACTTAAAGACTGACACTTTGCATGTTTACAGAGAATATTTTAAAACAGAGGTAACCACACAAGAAAACGGAAACATGGTTTACGCACTTTCAAAGAATGACCCAAGGGTAGCTTGGACAAGTGCTGACCCAGAAAGCAGAGACGGAAGATTAACCCTTGCACGATTTTGTGATATACCAACCAAACCAGCACCAAAGCACCTTGGAGTGATTGAAGGGATTCAATATGTCAAACAATACCTTACCATTGATGTAGAAGGGTATCCCGGACTTTACATACACAGTAATTGTAAACAGTTAATCAAAGAAATAAGGTCATATAGGTGGAAGGCTGACCAAAAAAAAGATGTACCTGTAAAAGCAAATGACCACGGGCTGGACGCACTTAGATACATTTGCATGACTTTAAGCAGGGTAAAAAACAGATAATTATTATTTTTTACTTGTAATGTAATACATTATAAGTTATATCTATATTGTCATCAAAAACAAGGAGCATGACATGACCAAAGCAACCGATACACTTAAAGCAATGCAAGCAGAACTTACTGCATATGTCGTTTCACAACTTGAAGCCGGAGTAACATGGCGTAAAGCTTGGAGCGGCAAAAGTGGCCTTCCCTTCTCTGCAACTACTGGTAACCAATACAAAGGCGGCAATGCTGTTTGGTTGTGGTACATGGAACAAGTCAATGGATATGCAACCAGCGAGTGGGGAACCTTCAAGGCTTGGAAAAGCAAAGGTGGCTCTGTGCGTAAGGGTGAAAAATCAACAAAAATCATTTTTTTCAAGCCAATCTTCAAAGAAGAAGACGGCAAAGAAGTATTCAAATATGCAGCAATTAAAATGTACTCTGTATTCAATCGCGACCAAGTGGATGGCTTACCTGCTGTTATGCCAACCACTGAAAACACACTTTGCAAGCATGGTGACTTGTTTTCATATACACAACAAGAAAACATAAAAGTAAGTTATGCAAGCCGTGCAGCATACAGTCCAAGCCTTGACATGATTATGTTACCAAATGACTTTACTGATGAAGCCGGTGGATGGTCTACAGTTGCGCATGAAATGGTGCACAGTACAGGCCATACAACAAGACTAAATCGACCACTAAGTCAAGACAAGCATGAATACAGTTATGAAGAGTTGATTGCAGAGCTTGGTTCTTTGTTTGTGTGCACACAACTTGGACTGTCTACTGATGACAGCAAAGAACAATCAGCAGCCTATTGTGCATCATGGGCAAAGGTACTTAAATCAAATCCTGATTGGATTTGGAAGGCTAGCAATGAAGCCAGTAAAGCAGCAGCATACATTATGGAGCGCATTGCACAAGCACAAGCAGCAGCATAATAATCTTCTTTGTTGAATAGCCCGCCTTGGTGGGCTATTATCTTTTTTAGACAAGGAGCAAATATGCAAATGCAAAACCAATCAATTTCCATTTATCTTGATTCAAAACCTGTTGCATGTCCAAGGCCAAGGGTGACAAGTGGTTTTGCTTACATGCCAAAAACATATGTAAAATGGAAAGCAGAACAAAAATTCAAAGTCATGACACAAACCAATCAAAGATTAATTACCTCTCCTGTCGCCTTGGTTCTGTCATTTGTCTTTACAAGACCCAAAGGCATGATGCGTAAGGCCGACCCAACAGAACGCATTTTTAAGGATACTAAGCCGGATATAGACAATCTTTGTAAATCAATCATGGATGTGTTGCAAGATTGCAAAATAATCAAAGATGATTCACAAGTTGTAAGTGTCATTGCTCAAAAGTGGTATGGTGCAATAATTGACAAAAAAAAATCTGAACAGAACCACATAAAAATAGATATATACCCTTTGAAGAGGTAAACAATGTCAGACAGAACACAAACTGGTTTTTGGTTTAAAATTGTAAATTTGTTGTCTTTAACTGAACAAAAACAACTTACACAAGTTGACAGTAAACCGAAAGAACTTGACCACGGTGCAACATATGCGCAACCTTATGGAGTTCGACCAACGTATGACCCTGCAAAGGCTATGTCTGCTTATGCTGGGCATGGTTATACCTATGCAGCAGTTTCACGGGCTTCACAAGACCTTGCAGCACTTCCAATCAGATTACTTAAAGGCAAAGATAAAACAGTTGTTGAAGACCATCCAGTTTTGGATTTGCTTGACCAACCAAGCACAAATTGCGATGGGTTCTTATTTAGAGAACAACTGTGCACAGACTTAATTTTGACAGGTAATTGTTTTATCTTGTTACTTGGTCAAACTGAAAAACCATCTTCTGTTGTTCGGCTTCATCCTGAAAATGTGCGCATTTCAACAAACCAAACTGGCATTGAAGCATACATTTATGACAGCAGTGGACAAATGATTGCATACCCACCAGAACGGATTGTGCATGGTAGGTTGGCAAGTTGGAAAAGTGGACCAGAAGAACTTTTGGGGACAGGTGCAGTTGAACCCCTTGCAAGAGAACTTACAGCAGATATAAACAGTCAAAACCTTGTGAGTAATGCAAGCGCAAAAGCCAGACCGGATTTGCTTATTTCACCAAAAGACCCTGCTGATATTTGGGGACCAGAAGTAAGGCGTGAAATTGCGCAAGAATACAAAAAACTGTCAGCAGGTGGTGGTGCTATGGTTTTGTCCGGTCTGGCTGAGGTTGAACCGTTGCAACTGTCACCAAGGGAGATGGAGTATGTTGAAGCACGGAAAATGGCACGTGAAAGCATATCGGCAGTGACTGGTGTTCCCCCTACTGTGCTTGGCTTACCTGCTGCAAACTTTGCAACTTCCAGACAACAGGCCAAAAACTATTGGACAGTTCAAGTCAAAAGAGGGAAAAGGCTTGCAATGTTGTTTACTGCAATTGCCCGTAAATGGGATGAAGATTTTGTTATTGAACATGATTATGCAGGTGTTGAAGCATTACAAGAAACCAGAACAGAACAATTAAACCGTGTAACAATGCACATCTTAAACGGCATATCTCCTAAGGCTGCATACAAATATGAAGGCTTGCAATACCCAGAAGACATTGAAGAACCTGTTGCAGATTATGAAGATGAGACTGCAGAAGATGCTAGAGCCTATCTTGCAAAGGTTTACAACTTGGCAACCCTTAAAGACTTAAGCACATATGAAAATCGTAGAGAAGCATTCAACAGCCTAAACGAGAATACACAAAAGGCTTTAAAAAAAAAGGCTGATGAACACAAAGAAGAAGTAGGAGATGACCCAAAAAAACAAACTGACAAATTTATTTTAGCAGTTTCATATCTCCGTGGGATTGGTGCCTATGAATCTAACCCCCAAAGTGTAAGACCAACTGTGTCAAGTGCTGAACAATGGGCAATGGGCAGAGTAAATGGTTTATTGTATGCATTGCGTAATCTTAAATTTAGGCGGACACCATATGACACTGACCTTTTGCCAGAAGAGCACCCTTTAAGCACAA